GGATTTTGTCTTAACTTACAAACAATTACCTTCATGCCATCTACAATCTCCTGTGAATACTTGTCGCCGTTCATACGTTTTAGTGTATTCCAGTTGATACTTGCTCTTACATGTCCAGGCATGTTAGCCTTTCCTTGTTTTTGTTCTAGTCTTTGATAGTGTCCTATCTTGTTTGCTCTCTTTGGAGAACCTTTTTCATAACCTGGACGCTCTTTGAATTCTCTTCTAAATTCAGTAATTCTATCTAGTATCTCTTTTTCACTGTTTTCTTGTAAAACCATCATTAGTATTTCACTTAGAAACTCTTGCATGAATACTGGAGTATCTGATCTACGTAAATCAAGCCCCATTGCTTTTACTTTTCCAGGCTTCCCGTCAACATCACTTCTAAATCCTTCAACGTCATATACCAATGCCGCATATCTTTTCTTTGTAATGTACAGTCCGCTCTCTGCAACAATCTCTCTACCTGCCGCAATGACTTCTGATCTGCTTTTAGGACAGTGAAAAGCTTCTCCCATGAACTTCTCAAATGTCGAATTGGCCGCTTCTGCGACCTGATCATACAACGTAATAACATTTTCTTTTGACCAAGGTATCTTACCATTTTGTATATCATGTTTTAACATTGGATAAGCACTAAAGTAAACAGAGTCTGTGTCACCATATATTACTGCATCACCAACATGGTCATATGTTCCTGTAATCACCTTGTTTACTTCTGCTGACATGTGTTTTACAATAGTTCTGCCACTTAATGTTGTTGATTGACCAATACGTTTATCAAAGAATCTACATCCAGGATTAAGTATTGCACCATACAAACTGTTTAGATTAATTTTCTTTACAAGTTGTCTTTTATCCCAATATTCTATTTCAATATCATTGCCGGCATCTTTTGCTTTTTTAAGTTGTCCTTGCAATTCTTTTCTTTCTTGATACCAACGTTTAAGCAATCCGGGGATCACTCCTTCGTGATCAGTTGTAAATATAGTTCCGTTAGAACTGAGCATCCATGGTTTGTTGCTCTCAAAAATTATTTTATATATTTCCGCACCACTTAATACATCTTCTTGACCGTTTTCCCAATCAACAGTAATTGAAACATCTCTTTTTTGCTCCATTACTGCATCATATTCAAGTGTACCAAACTTACCTTCCCATGCACCAGCAAATGATTTCTTTTGCAAGTTCATTGCTTCGTTCAAATAGTTTTCTGTTAGTGTTGGTCTTAATTGGCCAACTATTGTTGCAGGATCCATGTTCAAGGCTCTAATCACAGATGGATACAGTGAATTCAAGTCCATTGATCCTATCCATTTATGCAAACCTTTTTTAGGAAATGCCACGTATGCACCCGCCGCCGTACTTGCTTCTGGATCACGTTTAGGCCTATTTGGCACTCTCATACCACGCCTGTGTGCTTCATTCACAATAGCTTGTTCTGTAACTGCGACAGCACCCATAGTGGTCTGTAGCAAAACAGTATTTGCATGTGCTAATTCGTTACTTAGATCAATAAATCTTAGTTTTTTGTCCAGCTTGTCCAGTAGTGCAACGTCTTGCCGGTTGTATTCGATGAATGTTCGGAAGTCATTGTTATAAAGTTGATCGAGTGTACCTTCATACACAGTTTTCTTTTCACCAACTTCAAGTTCACCAATGGCATCAAGCCTGTAAGTGTGTCTTTCTTCATATGTATATTTACGATAAAGTTCTAAACTATCTAAATGTACTCTACCTACTAGGTCATAGGTTTCAGCTGATTTACCATACTTTTCGTATTCACGTTTTTTCGGAAGTTGTTTCCATAAACAAAAACGTCTTGTATCATCTTTACTTAAAACTCTACTAACTCTATTTACCGTATATGGAATATCATAACCTTCACTGTTCCAACCTGTGATAATATCACTGTCTTCAATAAGATCTAGGAATGCCTGTAACATGTCTCCTTCTTTTTCAAACAAGACACATTCTTCTCCCCATTCCTTTGTTTGTTCTTTTGCTTCTGCCATTGTTAGTGTTTTTGGAGGAACTGCAAGTGTTATAAGTGCATCAAGCCATTGGAGATGTACTGTGATTGCAGTGATAGGCATGAAAGGATCACTTGGATCAGCAAATCCACGTTCAGGATCAAAGTCAGTTTCAATATCAAAGAACGCTACATTCAGCTTAGGAGCATCTTGATTAAGATAATTCTCACTCAAACATTGGAATATAGGATTGATATCACTTTCAAATAATTTTCTTTTGTTATTGATTGCAAGTTCTTTACGGAAATCTTTAGTATTCTTACTTACTATACGACTTATGGAATCTCCATATATGCTTTTATGCTTGCCTCTAGGATCGTCATAGTAAAATGTATACTTGACCGGATATTCTGTATAAAGTCTTTTACCTTCGTTACGTTCAACGACTCTAATTATATCAGAATCTCTATCAAAGTATGCGTCTACGTAACTCATTATTTCTCCTCGTAACTAATATCGTTAATGTTTCCTGCTAACACGTATCTTTTAGTTTGACTTGCATAAACCTTGTGATGTATCATACTTGGAAACATTACTATCATATCATTATACACGGGTAAATGAATTTCGTCAACCGTTTGTAGTTCATTTTTATTTTCATTTAATTGCACAAAGGTAAGCGGACTACCGTTTTCACCAACATCTAAATAATAAACCCAACTGTGCTTGGATAATGTTCCATGTTCGTGTTGTGGACTTATCTGTCCAGGTAGATATTCTTGAAACCATACGTTAGCATCTATATTAAAGTTTTCTGTAGATTGAAAATTGTCTTTTACGATAAAGTGGGGACCTCTTGGTCCTACTATATGCTTACAATACCACAAGTGTATCATATCCAATAATGGATCCAATATTCTGTGATCTAGATGTATTTCCCAATCTGTTTTCCAACCCCTATTTTCTTCAGCAGGAATATAATCACCTTTTTCTTTTAGGTCTAAAAAATAATCTACAATTTGTTTTCTATTTGGAAATCCTAATTGCCCATGGCGGACAGATATCGGGTGTGAGATGTAAAATGTGCTACAACTATTTGTCATGTCTTCCTGTGTTGCTTATGGCCAACTAACCTTACTACATGCCCACCAATTGGTATAGGGCGTTCTTAACTTTATTACTTACTTGTCTTTACCTACTGTTACAACAAGAGTTTCTAAATCTTCAAACTCATCTGCAACTTTATGCCAGTCACCTTTGTGTGCAACCTTAATAGCTTTATTAATCAAAGCTGTCTTAACATTAAGCTCTTCAGAGACTGCCTTAACAGTTTCCTTCAAACCTTCTTGAAGATCATTAATCTCCTGTAAAACTGTTGCACCTTCGTTTACTAGCCTTTCTAATTTGGCCTTTTCGTCTTGTCCATAAACTCTATCAGTCATGTTATTCTCCTAGTATTGCCTTATTATATTATATAACTTTGTTTTTGTCAAGTGTTTGTTTACCATTTTTAAAAAGTTTTTGGTATGCATCTTCAAATCCATCTTCTATTCTACTCATATCATCACCTTGATACTTGCACCATAAACGTTTAAAGTAGCTGTCATGCATTTCTTCTATTGATTTGTCTGTCCAATAATGACAACCCAAATGCCCTTTTACGAGCCAAAATAATCGATATGCTTCTTTCCGAAACTCCTCTGTCATTTAGAAAATGTTCCATCAATATGTTTACCAATTGGTGCCAACACTTCATATCCTTGTATCTTAGCTTTATATTCGTGGTGGTCACCTAAGTATAAGTATTTATATCCTATGGACTTCAGCCAGGCCGGAACGTGGTGGCTAAACCTCCAACCAATTCTTTTGTGTGGTTCTTGATAATTCCAAGCAAACTGCATACTCATTCCAATTTTATCGTTTGGATAAAGAAGAGTTTGTTCCCATGCAATTAATTTTCCATTTTCGTATAAACAGTTCCAGTCATAAATGTTTATGTCGTCTTGATAAAGTGGATGAACACTTTCAAATTTTTTATGAGTGCAGTACGCATTGAATACTTCAGTTGCTTCTTCCAGTGTTGGTTTATTATGTATTATATCTGTGTCTAATTTGTATTCTACTTTTGATAAATCTACTCTACCGTACATAATAACCTAACCTCTTCTCATTAAGATATGGTTTGATATCTTCGTCCCAGTCTTCAAATGGATTGTCGATCCAAACATATCCTTGTTCAACTAAAGAGTTTTTATAATTTTCTGTTGTATCTTGCCATATTGGAATGTATTCATTCCATTTGTCGTCAGTTGTACCGTCTGGATTACCACTTGGTCTAAAATGTATTTCAATAGGATTGCTACCTTTGTATTCTACATTGATAACAGGAACATCTATTTCTACTAACTGTTTGGGCAGTTCGGGTGCAGTATCTAATTTAAGCCATCTTTTAAATTTAACAACATTTGACTTGTCATTCCAACCTTGCCAGTTATGTAACAGTTTCCATTCATGATAAAAACCTTTGTCTTCCTTAAAATATGTTGCTGAATAATGGTTGCCTTCAAGATACTCACACCAAAAGTATCCAGGAGGTACACTTGATATATCGCCTTTTTCTAAAACTTTGATGGTAGTGCATATACCCATACCACCTAGGTTATAAATTGGTCTAATTACGTATTCTTTTGTTTCTGGAATTTCTGTTGCACCTGGACCACACTGATAACCCATTGTTTCTGCCAAGTACAATTTATTCCACCACTTGTGCAAGTGTGGAAGTTTTCTGTAAAGTTCACGTTCTTCAAGATCATAAAGCCGATAATCTTCTATAAATCTTTTTCCTCTTTTGTCTTGTATTGCCATTCGTCTGTATGTCCTACTGACCACTTTGGGGTATTTTCTACTGTGTAATTTTGTGTACACACTTTGAAGTCTGGTTGTTTTCTATCACCTAGAACTAGGCTTTGATCTGTAAATATTATTCTGTTATTAGGCTGTGCCGCAAACTGACCATTATCTAATTTGATTATGTTAAAAGACTTGTGTTCTGGATCGTGTTCAGAAAAATTTGTGTCTATCACATTTCGTTCTCTGTGGGCATTATCTATAGTGAATAGATATTCTCCTTTGTGCATTTTTTTATCTTTTCCAAAAAATTGACAGTCGGCTAACATTGATTTTTTAATTATTGTTATATCATAATCAAAGCAATCCCAAATTTGCAATACATCTAAAGGAAGTTGTTCTTCTTCTTTATAATCTTCCTTCCAAACAAAAGCTGATATAGGAAGTTTATCAAATAATGCACCGTAATCTGTAAGAAGTGTTTCGAAGTAAAGAGCTTTACCCATAACACTTTTAGCTGTGATCCAAACGCCAGGAGTTAATTCACCATGACCTTTTTCTAAATCATAGAGATATTCTTTCTTTACATATACTGGAATAATCGGAGTGTTACAAACTAAAAAAGACATATCAACAGTATTTAGCTGATATTATATTCTAATTACTTACAGTGATTACATTTGCAACCTGTACAAATGTCATTGTGGCATTGTAAACATTCAGTTTCGCAGTGGCAATCATGTCCACATTTTTCACATTTACAATTTTGGGTTTGAGGAGTATCCATTAGACTATATCTTTACGCAGTTGTCTACTGTCTTACCGCCCTTTTTCTTTGTGCCCATACGTTTGTAACCTTTCCAACATACCTTACCGTCAACACCTTTTTGTTTTTCTTCCGGTAGTGTTTTGTAACTTGGTTTACCACAATCTGGACATTTTGTTTCTTTAGATTCTTTAGCAGTTTTTGCCGCGTTTTCCCAATCCTTCTCACTAGGAGCATCTGGATGGCCTTTCTTACGACTTGTTCCAGCCTTTTTACGTTTGTTTACGTTATAATATAGGCCTTTACTTTTTTCTGATAATTTTGATTCTAATTGTTCTTGTAATCTGTTTTTGTAGATTGAATCAAGTGTTAATGATTCTTTTTTCTTCTTTTTATTTTTTGGAAGATTTTCATCATCTGCATATCTTGGATCATCGTCATCTACTGGTTTAGCTTCTTCTGTTGTTTTTTTATTTTTCTTATCTTTGACGGCTTTTTTCATTGGTTCTTTTTTGTCACCATCCCCGTCTATATCAATGTAATCTGGTTTGGCCTTTTTAGCCTCGGTCATTTCATCAAATTTCATTTCGTAGTCTAAGTGATGATATACACTTCCCATGTAATCTGCCGCTTTAGTAATTTTAGATTGGACCCAACCTTCAATACCTTGCTGTTCATTTACAGCTTTAAGCATTTCATGTAGCTTTATTGAATATTTTGCAATTTTATATAGATCTGATCTAGCCATCTGTACCTCATGATCAGACTCGGCTTTGTATGCCATTGTTGCTAAATCTTCTTTTAAGTCTTTTTCTCTCATTTTGCTTTCCTATACAGTATTTATCTTTTAATTGTTTTGCCGCCCATAAGGTTATCACTTATGTCCAAGGCGCTTTTAGCAGTACCGTCCGGATTCTTCTTTTGAGGTGCTTTTGGAATACCATTCTTGTCACGTTTTCTATGTCCATATGCTTGTTTAGGGTTTGCTACACTGGCTATATTACCTGCTGAAGTGGCTCCTGCTGTTGCTGTCTCCATTGGTGAACTAGGTGGTTTATAAGCTGTACCCTTTGGGGATTTTGACATAATTTTACTTGTTACACCGGAGTCAACATCTGGCATAGTTGGTGATTTGATAAAATCACCGCCACCTTTTCCTGGTAAAGCAGTAGCTCCCATCATCTTAGCCATAGCATTTCTATCTCCCATGGCTTTTAATTCTCTCTTCTTTCTTCTCGTCATGAAATCTATTAACTTTTTTCCACCGTATAATAATGCTAGTACACCTGCCGCCGGAAGTGCATACTGTGATACTTTGCTCATCAACCCTTGTGCTTGGGCCCCACCAAGAACTGTGTGTTTTCCTAGTGTGTCTCCTAAATTATTTTGCCAACCTGGCTTGGACAATTCCTTTGCAAGAGCCATTTCTGATCCTGGCTTTACGCTATTAGGAATTTGTGGAAGCATCTGAGTTGGGTCTTGGGCTACAGGTGGACTTACCTGTGGAATCATTGTTGTTGGATCTTGTACGTTTGGTGCTGAAGTTGTAGGTGTTGTTGGTGCTGTAGTATTAGTTGCAGGTGATCCTGTCTGTGGCATCATTGTAGAAGGGTCTTGAAACTTTGGACTACCATCTGCGTTATGACTAGTACCATGTCTTGCGTCCCAATTCTTTCTTGCTCTACCGCCTGCTGGACGTCTATTAACAAAACCTGGTCTTAATGCTGGTTTTTCAGTACCAAACATCTTGTCTATAGCACCACCTAAATCAAACTCATCTACCTGTTTGTTGACCGAAATATTATTTGTAAATTCTCTTATAAGCATATTGTATTTACCTTTCTTTGCTAGGTGACCTTGTTTTGAAATGGCGCACTTTTAGCCTTGTTTATGTTTAGATCCTTCTGCATGTTCTTTAATGTGTCCTTTGCGGCTGGTTTGTCGGCGGTACTTACCTTATATACCTTACCTCCTCCTGCATCGTATTTAATATTTTTATTTCCATCTGTATCTACACCTGCTGACATCCCTCCAGAGCTGATTCCTACACCACTTTTAAGTAGTTTACCAGACATGTCATATACACCTTTTTGATCAATACCTGCTCCGCCACCTTGTCCTTGAAAGTCGACTGTTACTGTCTTTTTAACAAAATCCTGTGTTTGTTGTAAGCCACCAACTTTAGGAGTTTCATATTTTAATAGTTTACCATCTGGTGAAAATGTATATGTACCTGCTCCACTTGATACAGTACGATTTCCATCTTTGGTTGTTTGTGTGCTTGTACCATTGTCTGCTGTGCCATCAGGTGTTTTAGAATTAGGTGCATCTGGTGGATTTGGCATTTTTAATATTTTTACTTTATCAGGTACTCCTGCTTTTAGCTTATTATCTGTATCTTTGTTTGGATCAGCATCCATTGTAGCACTCATTGTTGCCATGTTATTAAGTTTATCTAAAGGAGTATTTACTTTTTGCATATCTCCAGCCGCGACAGCATTAACCATAGTACCCAGTAATACGGCTGTCAAGGTCAAATTTTTAGCTGTCTTTGGAATTTTTTTAATTATAGGTGTTACTTTTGATAATAAATTTTTTGGAAGTTTTTGTAATGTATCTTTAATTCCTTCCTCCAATTGCTGAGGAGTGCTTTCAACTAAAATCTTGAAAAATTCATCTTGTGTATACAATGATTCTGATTTCTTTTTTCCTGACTTCATATTAGCACACCAATGATACATTTTAGCACGTTCTCCTGATGCTTTTTTAGCCTTTGATCTTAGACTTGTAACTGAACCCTTACAACTTGCACCTGAACGCTTAACGCGACCTGGTCTGCTTTTGCCTTTCTTTTTTCCATCAGCAAAGTTTTCCATTTTGTGTATTATTTCTTCTAATGTAAATGGAAGTCTTGCTACTGAAATATTTTCCATTTGTAACATATTAATAATATCATATCTATGATGTCCGTTAATAATTTTATAATCAATGTCTACAACAATAGGATTATATTTTCCTACTAAAATATTTTTTAATTGTTTATTATAGTTTTCTTTTAACCTTTCTTTTTGCATAGGCTTAATTTTTGATACTGATACATTTTCTATTGCATGTGGAAAGTTGACTAGATGCTTTTTGCGTATTTGTGGTAGTTCTGATCTAGCATATGATTCACGTCCTGGCGGGTCAATTGGTTTACCTTCCTTGCGTTTTCTCATGTTGGTTGCTATTGCAAACATTGCCGCTTTAGGATCATCAAATTTTCCTTTAGCCCATTTGCTTATACTTTTCTTTGCTTTAGGTTTATCATCTATTTTATCTACAGTCTTCCTAATCTTTTTAATACTGCTTTTGCTCATTTCGGCTTCACTCATGTGTTGTTTTAAATTTTTTACAGTTCTTTCAAACTTGTGATCCTTGTGTTTAAATCCTACGCCGCCGGCCGCTTCCCATTTAGCAATGTTTTTTCCAAAGTCGTCGATTAATATATTAGGAGTTCCATCTGGTTGTGTTGCATGTACTGATTTATTTGAAGTAATAATGACTTTTGATGGAGGAAATGCAGATAAGTTCTTTTCTATCCACTGTCGTTTGTGTGGCTCTGATTTAGGATCGTTAGGTAAAGGAGCACTTAATATATTATACTTTCCTTTAAGTTGTTTTATCAATCCTAACAAGTTCATTGCATTAGGTGTTAAAGGAATGTTTAACCAAAAATCATCCTTGTCTCTAATCTTTTGTAGTGCACCGTCTAAATCTTTTATCTCACGCCAGTCTTTGCCAACCAGTTTTTTCCATGCACCAAAAAAGTCTGCTAGTACACCGTCCATGTCTACATAAACTTCTGACTCTTTGCTTAAATCCTTAGCCGATACTTCTTTTATTGATTCTGCCATTCCTAAGTTAAACAACACATTTGTTTTTGATCCGCTAACTTTTTTAGAATGTTTTTTAGGCTTACCTTTTCCTAACCCTAACTTTTTGACATTCATGTATTCGCCACCAACAGGTACGTCTTTGGTAGCATTTTGTTTTGTTATAATACCAACGCCTGCGGCTTCTTTGAAATCTCTAAACTTCATCTTTTACGTCCTCGAAACCCTGGAGGATATTCTTGTCCCTTCCAATAAGGTCGACTGAACCACAACTTAAACCAATCTAAATCTCCTGGTCGTAAATTTTTTTCTCTTTCGATTCTATGCTTTTCTGTACCTGTATGAGAGATATTTTCATGATATGGTTTATATCCTTGAAATTCATTTATGCCTGCTAATTTTTGTAATGTCTTGATATCCATTACCGCCCCATGTCAAGTTTATATTTTAATCCTAAGACATCGAAAAGTTTTGCTGTAGTTGTTGCACTTTGTAATGCTTTTGTCATTGCATCTTGTTTATCTATGTTTCTGTCAAAGAAACTTACAAATTTTTTTGCATTTATAGGATCAACAAATAATTTTCCACCTACAGATATTTCACCTTTTCCTGCATTCCAACTCAATGGAAATGATTTCCCATCAGCTCTAGCGGCAATGTTATTAAGCACATCTAGTTTAGGCTTTTGTTGTTGAACTTTTAGTTCTTTCTTTTTGATAAATTCTTTTATATTTTCATCTACATCTACTCTACCAAATCCAGGTTTAGGATCACCTTTTAAAATACTGTCTCGATGTTTTTCTTGGTAGTCTACAACTTCATTGTCAATGCCAATTTTTTTTGCTTGATCCATTACAGCATCATGTAACTTCTTTATAAATTGTTTTGCTTCTGTTGTTGATTCGCCAGCATCCATAACTTCTTTTTCAAGTTTATAAACCATGTCTTGTAGACGAATCAAATCTTCCATGCCTGGTTTATCTTTGTGTTTGTTTGCTGTTTCAATAGCACTACCACACATGTAAAAATGTGTTGTTGTGTAATCGCCTATTGTTACTTCTTGATCTTCCTTATCAGAGTCTTCAATTATACCTTCGTCAGTAATGCCCATACCCTGTCTTACTTTAGCAAACATCATTTTAGCAAGTTTTGGATCATTTACAGCAACGCCATCTTCAAATTCATCATACTCGCCCTTGTGAGCATGATATCTCATTTTTGAAGCACTCATTCCTTCGGCACCTTCAGCATCAGGATCTCTTTCTCCAGCACTTATAATTGATATGCTATCGAACTTGTAATCTTTTCCGTTGTAATCATTTAGTAATTTTGTAAAACTATCAACCCTATCACTACCAGCAACGTATATTATATTCTTAAAGCCTGCTGATTCTAATTTTTGCATTGCTTGTATAATTGTTCTTACATCCTTATCACCTATTCGTATGCCTCCACCGAAACTTTTATCTGCAAAGAAAACTTTTTCTGCAAAAGTCAAAGGATCAGTTTTAGGTTTTTGTGAATGTGTTAAAAATAAAAAAGGAACGCCTGCTTGTGCTTTTACTTTATCTACAAGTTTCTTGTGTCCGATAGTAGGAGGATTCATTCTACCAAAGGCAAAAACAGCAGTATTAGGCGATTCTGTCAGTTGGCGTAGTCGCATCTAATTGCTCCTCAGGATTACGTTCAAAATCTAAAACTTTACTTGCCAACTCTGATTTTTCAGTGCTTGTCATTAAGTCTTTAGGACTTTTTGGAATATCATATTTTAAACAATAATGATTTAAGCATCTATCTATCATGGGCATCAAGTGTCCTTGTATTACTTTTTCATTACGCTCACTTCTAATTTTTTCCATACAAGGTAGATAATGTTTTCTATAAAATCCATCATCATTTAACATATGAAAATGTACATCGCTAGGTACATTGAATGGCATGTCGTCTTTGATAGGTTTATGTATTTCGTCTATTCTCATTTACCACTTCCTACATGACCAATATCTAGCTTTTGTTCTAGGTCCTGGATTATCACAGTTGTGTCTAGCCCTAAAACTTCTACGTCTTGCAGGGTTAGATTTCTTAATCTTCATGTTAGGATCACCAAAATTTACTTTTTTAATGTTTTTTGTCTTAGGATCTTTGACATAAACCTTGAACTTTTTAACATCGCCACGCATGGGCTTTCCTAGCCTTACTTTGCGTCCTTGATATTCTGCTTCGTCTATTAAGTCATCATTATACCACATTTCACCATAATTGGCAAAAAAATCATCTCCGTCATATGTTTCTTCCATATAACCTTGTTCAGTTTCATTTAAATATTGCTTGAATGTTTTGGTCATAATAACACCTTTTTATTAAATATAAAGTATTTATCAAGAATTGTCAACGATAGACATAACCAGAACATAAATAGAACCTAAAAAGGACCATGTATGCTACAACACAAACACCTTATTGTGCGTTCAGAAATAACAAATCCTCCTACCGAAGAAGATCAAATTGTAGGCTGGGCTAAAAAATTAATAGAGGACATTGGTATGAAAATAATGATGGGACCTTATGCAAAATATTGTTATATGGAGGGAAATAGAGGTATTACCTGTGTAACAATAATAGAAACAAGCCATGTTGCAATACATGTTTGGGACGAACAAAGTCCCGCTTTATTACAGCTTGATGTATATACTTGTAGTGATCTTGATAAACAATTGGTGTTTGAATCTTTAAAACAGTTTAATCCTGTTAAAACAAATTACAAATATTTAGATAGAGAAAAAAATCTTAATTTAGTTTGCTAATGCACCAACACCTATTTGTGGCGATTTGGTTGATTGTCCATCTTTGAAGTCAATTCCTCCAGTTATAACCATTCCACGGTTGACAGTATCATCAACTTCGTCTGGAGAGTTCATTACAAGGAAAGTTCCCATTACTGGATTTATTATTAATATAGCATCTAGCATTTCTGATTGATAAATTGTAAATAATAGTTTTGTGTATTCACGTTGGAAAGCAGGCATATTAAAACGACCTTTTTCGTCTACGGCACGTGATAGATTATCAATACCTTTGTCATATTCGGAAGTTCCAATATAGTTTTCCATTGGTAATCCTACAGCATCTTTTAAAAATGATATTGCTTTTGCTTTGTTCCATTTTGGAAGCTGATCAATAAAGCTGTTTAAAATATTGAAGCCTCTAGTAGTAAAGTTAAGTTGACCTTGTTCCATTTGATGTTGCACTTGTACTTTTTCGTCATCAACCATTACAGTATTGCCAAAGTATTTTGTCAAAATTTTATTATAGTCTTTTACCATGTTACCTTTTTTGGCTTTATCAACATTTAATCTTGCACCACTACCTGCTTTTTTACTTGCTTTAACTTCTACTTGTTTTCCGGAACCTGTCTCAATATCTCCTTTGGAGCCTTTTTTAACAGGATCAGATAACATTAATAGGCCTAGCTCTCCAGGTCCCCATGCACCTGCACCTGATTGATCAATAGTTCTGCCTAATATATTTCCAAAGTTTTTAAAAACTTCCAGATATTTTTTACCGTTTGCTGAGCCTTGAAATTCCTGTTCAACGGTTCCCTGTGGTTTGGATATCATTGTGTCAAAATTAATAAAAGGATCTTCTACGCAATATTGTAAAAACTCTTTAATTTTGATTAGTTCTTTTTCTGCTTCTAAAATTTCTTCTGTGCGTCTAGCCTTTTGTATAATTACATTAGTCATGTCAGCGATAGTTTGCCTTACAGCCAAACCAGTTTTAGAAAGTTCACTTCTCTTTTGTGCCATTTCTCGTGCATAAGCCATTGCTTCTTCGTAACCGTCAGCATCTTTGTTATCAGGCAATTCTACTACCGGAGCAAAACCTTTTCCACCTTTAGTAATCTTGTTTGATAATGCATCATAATATGATTCAATTTCTTTTTCAATTTTATCAAGACCTTGATGCCCTACTTGTGCGCCAGCCTTCATTAATGGTCCAGCTACCTGTCTTAAAACTGCGAGTGTTTTAGGATCTTCAGGTAAACCTTTTTCTTTCGCTAATTCCAGTAAGTATTCTACATCATTTGCCTTTTTAGTAATGTCATCTTCTATGCCTTCTTGAGATGGTGTACTGACAGGGTTTTTAGTTTGCACTTCTATTTTTTTCTTTAAATATTCTTTTAATCTTTCAAGTGCGTTTAAAATATTTCTCTGTACATCGTCTGGTGCTTCGTCAGCCTTGTCCTGAATCAAATCTACATACTCTTCAGCAGTTTTAGGTTGCTGAACTCGTTGTTGAACTTCGTCTTCTGTAAGTTTAAATTGGTTGAAACGCATTAAACACTAACCTCAATATCAAAGTTGTTGTATCCTAAATCCCAAAGTTTATTGGCAACCTTTTCCGCTACTTCGTTTGACTGTAGTTCATCTAGTTGAACATGTGTTTCAACTGTAAGAACGGTTTTCCCATCATTGGTGTCATACAGCTCGTATCCTGTTTCTTCTTCTAATAAGGCATTTGAGGCTGATGTTGCTACTTCGGAGACAACTATGTCATCTACTTCTTGCTTTTCGTCAAACACTATGTTTATAAAGTTTTCCATAATACTTCCTAATGATTCATTCTAATACTATTTATCGTGCCATCTGTGTAAACCAATTTGGCTCTTATATACACAAAATTGCCAGTAAAATTAGCATACTTTACTTCCGTCTGATTAGAAACAGTCACTATATCGACGTCAAACCAATCGCTATCTGTTGGTGTTGTAGCCAATGTTGCTTGGATAGTAATCGTTCCTGTAAAGCCTGTGTAGTCGTATTGTACTGTATGTACACCGTCTGAACGACCGTAATAACCGTCACCCTTGAAGTTCTCACCCGTGACTGTGGTTGGGGTGCTATCTCCCGGATGCGTATTCGCTGGTAATATTATTTGACTACTACTAGGCATAATACTATTTATGCAATTCTTTGTCGCTTACGAATTTTACAATTTTTGTTATTGATCCGCCTAAAGCTATTTTTGCCAACATCAAATGTTTCTCATTTCTTGTAAAAAAATAATAACCCTCCGTGTTGTGTCTTTTCTTAATACTTGTAAGTGCTTTAGTTCCTATTTTGATATTATCTGCATTTCTTTCACAATAAAGAGCAAAATTAGGATCTACAGTTCTTCCTAGTATTGCTTTGTAAGGCCAAATTACTTCTTTGTTTAGTATTACTGTATTCTTATTTTCCAATAAAAAATCTAATGATTCGTCATTCTGTGGTTGATGCAAAGAAATACAATCTACCTTTTCTGCTAACTCTTCTAACCAATCATTTTCATTAGAATAAATGTCCAAGTTCAAGTTTTCTACTCTTATCATACACTTGTTTTTATTTTTTTCCAAAGCACTATAAATTACAAAAGTATCCATAAAAGTTTCTATACTCACATGTTTCCTTTTTCTATGAAAATTATTATATGGATTTGGAATAATCCTCTCAGACTCTGCATGTCTTTGCATTTCATCTATTTTAGATTTAGCAAAGCCTAGATTCATACCACGGAAGATACTGCCTATTTCGTTCTTTATTCTAAGTTTATAGACGTAACGATTATAAAATAGATTAGTTGTTTGTAACCTCTGCAACTTCATTTTTCACCTTTTGCGTTTCTGGTTTAAGAATTATTTCACCGTCTTTGACATCAATTTTAAGTACGCCACCATCTCTTAAATCACCAAAAAGTAAAATTTTACTCAAAGGTCGCTTGATATGTTTATCAATATATCGTTGCATAGGTCTTGCACCCATCTTGCTATCAAAACCGTTTTCAACTAAATGATCTAATGCTGGGTCTGTGATCTCACAAACAACATTCTTTTCATCTAGCATTTGCCTCAACTCTAAGAGGAACTTACCAACAATTTTAAGCATAATATTATGATCAAGTTTTCCAAACGTTACTACACCGTCTAATCTATTTCTAAATTCTGGTGCAAAGAATCGTTTGAATTCTTCATCTCCATAGTCACCTTCCGAATCATGACTGAAACCAATGCTGTTTTTCTCTGCCTGTTCTGCACCCAAGTTGGTTGTCAAAATCAGTATACAATTTCTAGCATCTGCTTCTTTCCCGTCACTACCTGTAACTTTTCCGTTATCCATTAATTGTAATAATATTTGAGAAATATCAGGATGTGCTTTTTCTACTTCATCAAGTAGTAACACACAATTAGGATATTCTTGTAACTTGTTGATTAATTGTCCTGAATGTTCATCATGACCTACATAACCCGGCGGTGAGCCTATCAATTTACTAATGCTATGTTTTTCTTGATATTCACTCATATCAAATCTAGCAAGTTCGATACTTAGATGTTTTGCTAATTGTTTTGCAAGTTCAGTCTTACCAACACCTGTTGGACCCATAAAAACAAAAGAACCTATAGGTTTATCTTCAGATTTTAATCCAGCTTGAGCAACTAGTATTTTATCAACTATTTCATCTATAGCATTATCTTGTCCGTATACATTCAATTTCAAGTTTTTGTTTAACTGTGCAAGATTATTTGTTTCTTTTTGTTGTATTTGCTCCGGTGGAAGATTTACAAATTTAGCTAGTTCAAACTTTATCTCTTCTGGAGTTACAATTTTATTTTCTTCTTGATTTTTAACTTTGAACCTTGAACATGCAAGATCTATCAAATCAATTGCTTTATCAGGAAGTTTCTTATCTGTCATATATTTTACACTTAACTTTACTGATTCTTCAATTGCTTCTTGTGTTATCGTTGTCTTATGAAACTCTTCATAGTACTTTTTAATACCTTGTAGGATGTCTGTTGCTGTCTTTTTGTCAGGTTCGTCAATAGTCACTCTTTGGAATCTACGCATCAATGCACGATCTTTTTCAAAGTATTTTCTATATTCTTCCCAGGTTGTTGACGCAACAACTTTTATATCACCTTTTCCTAACGCAGGTTTTAACATATTTGCCAAATCATTCGAACTATTGGCTCCTCCTGCACCTGCACCATTCATCATATGTGCTTCGTCTATGAATACAATAGTTTTTCCTTGTTTTTTTATTGCCGCCATTACAAGTTTAAATCTTTCCTCAAAGTCTCCTCTATATTTTGAACCTGCTAACATGGCACCGATATCCAAGTTATATACACTATATGGTTCTAAAAACTTTGGTACTTCTTTGTTTACAATCCTATATGCTAATCCTTCAGCAATAGCAGTTTTACCAACTCCTGGATCACCAACTAACAGAACATTGTTTTTACTTCTTCTTCCAAGAGATAAACAAATTGTTTCTAGCTCATCGGTTCTACCTATTACAGGATCAATGGCACCACTTTCAACTTGTGCATTTAAATTAGTAGTAAAGGCTTTTAGGGCTCTTTGAGCATGTCCGGCTAATTCTTCGTCTTCTAGTGTTGTGATATATTCATGATTGATATATTCACTAAACTTATCCTTCTCTACGCCACTCTTGGTAGCAAGATATGTTGAAAAAGATTTTGTTTCATTCAGTAAGGATAAAAATACATCAGTGGTGTCAATATGTGCTCTACCACTGAATAGTGTTTGAGTAAAAGCTCTATTCATTACCCTTTCTACTGTCTGCGTTTTTTTAGGTTTATAATTTTTTACTTCATCAGCAACTTTGATTTCATCAATCTTATTTTGTAGATGCTCGTTCAATTCATCTTTCATAGAATCTACTTTACACCCATAACCATCAAGAACTTTTACAAAATTATCACTGCAAAGCATGGCAAAAAATAAATGCTCTAAAGTAACGTATTCGTGACGAAGCTTTTTAGCATCTTTAATTGCTTTTTCAAAAACTACCTGTAATTCATCAGAAGGTTCAACCATCTTTATATTTCTCCTTAGTATTTACGCCTTTTATTATACTGTTTTTTTGCACAAATGTCAACTTATTTTCCTACGTATTTGTTCAATATCCTGTAACTGTTGCTCATCTAGATTTTCAGGAGTGGTTCCTATAATTTTAACCAAAACGTTTCCACTTCTTCCTGTCTTTCTGTTAGGCAACCCACGACCATTAATACTGAAGACAGTATTAGGTTGTGTGCCTTTTGGTACATTTAACATGACTGCACTTTTGTCTGGCAAGTCTACATTTAATTTAACACCTGTTATCAAATCCAAAACTCCTACCTTCATTGTGGTTATCAAATCATCTCCACTCAATTGAAAGTTTCCTGTGTTTACAATATTAATTAGCACAAACAAATCTCCGTGAGGCATACCTTGGATATCTTGTTGCCCCATTCCACCATATCTAATTCTATCTCCGTTGTTTACACCACGGGGAACTTTTATGTCTACTGTTTGTTCTTTACCGTTATTTAATCTATATGTTGCTATTACATTTTTACCAGAATAAACTTCATTTACAGTTATATTACAACCAATTGTTATGTCTTGATTACGCATTTGTTGTCTACCAAACCCTGCCATACCAAATCCAAATTGGTTCATTAGATCATTTATATCAATTCCTCCAGGTCCGGCGGAAAAATTAAAATTTTGATTAAAACCTTGATTAACAGCCTGTGGATCAACAGTACCAAATTGATCATACATCTGTCTTTTTTGAGGATCGCTTAAATTTTGATAAGCTTCATTTATCTGTTTAAATTTTTCTGGATCTCCACCTTTGTCAGGATGATATTGCATAGCTTTCTTTTTGAAAGCATTTTTTAAATCTTTTTCCGACGCAGATTTTGAAACCCCTAGTACGTTGTAGTAGTCCATACAACTACTTATTTACAAATTTAGACTTATTTACGAGAGCTGGTATATAAACCGAACCACGCCGCACCGGCACCAACTACAACTGAAATCAAACCTGATTGTTCTAATGTTGGATTATCAAGTGCCATAAACCAAATAACACATTTGTATAATAAAAATATGTAAGTGGTTATAAAGATCCTTGGAAATATTCTCCAAGCATCAACGGCTCTTGCTAAATGTATTATCCATGCAAATGGATTTGGTCCAAGATCCTTAACACTTGTATCTACTTCAAGATCAAGTTTTACCTTTTTACTTACACCATCTTTACTTGCAGGCACAACAATTTGTGCATCTGGTTTAGATTCGTTTTCAAAAGTTTTATCTTCTGCTTCCAAATCTTCTAGTCTTTTCCTTGGCATTACTTTCTCCCTCTTTTTATATTTTCTATTTCTTCTTTGTTTCTTTGAATACTATCTTTGTTATTTCCTATTTTGGCATCTTGTGCTTTATCTATTAGTTTTTGCATTCTTAAACCTTTTTCAATATCCGAATCTAAATGCAAATCTTTGTTTATTATTTTTTCTAATTTCAGTGCGCCAATACGATCGTTAGCAACATATCTCCAAGTATAACCTCTAGGACCATAACAACCAAATACAGTTTCTCGCAAACCTATTTTAACAATAATAGATTGTTCTCCGTCTAAGATTACTTCATCTCCCTCATTGAATGCAGGATTGAATCTAAATTTTAATCCTTGCATGAAGTTAGTAGCAAAATCTTTGAACCAAAAAGCGGCACTTATGCTTATAAGTATCGCGATCCAAGGAACTAACATAGTGGCAAAGTCTAAGCCTAACTTATCAAACGCTTCCATCTATTTCTCCAGTTTCTTGATACGTCTTTCTAGTTCATCTATTTTACTTGTAATTTTAGGATACTTAACACGCCAAGCATTTGGATCGTTTTGCAACCAAGTCCAACCCCAGCGGTTAGCTAGATATTCACATGTACGGCC